GTTCAGCCTTAGCCCTAATTCCTTCTGTGGCGTGCGTCTTGTTCATCTCTGGAGCGTTGTAACCCCTAAACCTCACATGCTGCCGTGTTCGCACGTCAAAACCCAAGTCAATCATCAAGACAGCGGTATCACCATCGACGATACGTTCGAGCCTGGCTGCGTAGGTGTAATTGACAACTGGCGGCATCAGATCGGCCTTGGTTTAGGTGGCACTGGGATGACGCTGGGGTTCCAGACGTAATTTGGGTCGTCGAGATAGTTTTGAAATACTGGCCGAGGCACATTGACGAGCTGGGTGACCAATTGGGCATGCCGTCTGGAATCCACGGAATACCGCTCAATAGCCTTTTGGCGTGCTAGACGTTTAGCCATTTCTTCAAGGCTTGGCTTTTGTCTGCCTAGCATCCAGTCAAGAAATTCTCTGCCAGTCATTTGGATAGCCCTCTTGGAACGGTGAAGCAGTGGCCCAGGACGATTCCAACACCGAGTGCAAAGCTGAGACTGTGCTGATTGACTTCCCAGATCGCTTCGCTCCAGGTTGTGCCGCCGCTTTGCCACTTGATCAGATCAACCAACAGCAGCACGATTGCAACTGTGATCAACACGACAAAGTTCTTGGCGGCAGCACTGAAAGTCATCAGATTGGCCCGTTAGCTGTTCCGTTGGATGTGCCGTTGCCATTGTTTACAGGCCAGAGAGGTGGCAGGCTTGCGAAGAATTCGCCCACGGTTGGAAGTGCCTGAGTACCCGCCTGAACAGCCTGAACCATGCTATAAAACAAGCTCCAGATTGAGTCGCGATAAGCGATTGCGGCATCACCTTCAGACTTGTAAGTTGTGATGTTTGAGAGCGTCCAGCTTGTAGCTGAAAGGATGGAGTCGTACTGCTTTACGGACACTGCCTGGTCGAGAAACGAGCCGATGCCGTTACCGATTTCGGTGAGCCTTTGAATTACATAAGCCTGTTGTTCTTCGGCTGTCAGATCAACGACCGTCCACGTGTCTGATACGGATGTGCCATCGAAAGCAAAGCTCTGGGAGAGTCGCTGTGTGGCAGGGTTAAACGATGGTATGGGCGACGAGGTGTATGGGTAATAGCCGTATGTGGCTAAACTCGCATCGTCGAGGGCGTTGAAATTGGATACAGTCGTGAATGACTGTGGTAGCCACTGTGGGCCTGAGATTTGACCGTTGGGACTGACTTGGCAATATTGCATTACAGATTCCATTTCGACTTGATATAGTTGACGACATATGTCCTATCCGAGTCGCTTAATGCGGTCGGATAAACGATGAATTCAGAAATGCTGCCTTCGAGGGCGTAGGATGCAGTCGCGTAATACCCGATTCGGTCGGGCGAAAACGATGTTGCTCCAACGCTATTAGAAGTTCCAGTAGTGCCGGACGAGTACGCAGTAACGGTTGAACCATCGTATTTAAACGTGGAATAGTCCCACTGCGTTCCATTTGTTCTTGTGCTGCTTGCCTGCTGTGTGCCGCCGCCGTTCATTTCGATTCGACTCGCAGTGGAGGCAAAAAGATAGTTTGAAGTGCCGCTGCTTTTGCCGACTAGAACTGATCCGTTGATTGTATCTGTGTTTTTGTAAACGACAAAGATCGTGAAGTTGGTGAAGGTGTTTGTAAAACCAAGCCACTGGCTACCATTAAACGCAACTGCCCCTAACCCGTTTATACCACTAGCAGGAGGACTCCACGTTGGCCTGTTGCCGGATGTTGCCTGAATTGCGTGCCTGTTGTTGCCAGAAAGATCGTTCCACTGGTAAACAGATTGCCCTGAAGTTGTGACTGGCGTTGTTCCAGCGTCCGTAAACAGCGTGTTTTGCTGCGATGCATCCAGCCAGAGGGCAGCACCTGTGACGGGTAGAGTTGTATTTGGGTTGTAAATGTCTGGTAGTGCCGCAGCGGGTGGCGTGAATGCTGATGTAAATCGAGCGTATTTGGTGATGCGGAGGTCGTCGATGTAGCCTTGAAAATAGTTTGCTGTGCTATCCCCGCCGATCAAAGGCCCGCTTTGCACAAAACTCGCGGCGCAAGCAACCGCTGTTCCGCCAATTCCATCCACATATATTTTTGACGATCCAGATGATCGTACAACGGCAACATGATACCACTGATTCAGGTTCAGTGTTGAGGTTACAGCGAAAACAGTGCCAGCATTTGTGAGTCGAAGAAAATTGCCTGCCAAATCAAATGAAATGTAAAGGGCGTCTCCGCCACCTTTTGTCCAAATTATGTAGCCGTAAGACTTTCTTGCGGTAATATAAATCCAAAATTCAATCGTGAAATCCGAAGTCCCAACGGCAAATTGCGAATTGCTTGCAAGAGATAGATAATCGCCCGTCCCATCAAAATACCCACTCGCCCCACCATACTTGCTCTGTGCCGTGCTGATCTGAGCGTTGCCAACCGCAGTCACTGCCAGTGCATTCGGCCCAGAATCCGTAAAGCTCGTCGATGTATTCGTGCCATCCATGTGCAGCAGGAGCGATGTGTAATTGTAGTAAGGGTCGGCCACCGTGGATGATGCAGTTGTTGGCAATGCTGCTGTGGGTGGCGTGAAATTGGATACGTAGCGAGCGAATCGGGAGATCCTGAAGTCGTCAATGTAGCCGGAAAAATATTCAACCGGGTTAATATAAAAGTTTGAGCCGATACGCACTAAGCCCGTATTGTCAACAAGGCTTGCCGATGTAGTCGTTAATGTTCCCGCAGTTCCGTTTACAAATGCCCTGACAGTTGAACCGCTGCGACTGATGGCAACATGACTCCACGTGTTAAGCGACACGGAACCAACTGAAACGCCAGATGCAATATTATGGGTCGTGCCAGTGCTAGACAGATAATAGACCACGTTTCCGCCATTAACCGTAAATAACAGTGGCGATGTGCCGTTAACTGTTTTAGAAAAGATTGTTCTCATACCACTGTTGGATGTTGGGTAAATCCACGCCTCAACCGTAAAATCTCCAGATCCAAACTCCAGAAGCGATGAGTCTGCGATTGAAACTAGCGAATTCGTTCCGTTTAAGGCAAGGCTAGCCCCACCATACTTGCTCTGCGTTGTAGATATTTGGGCGTTACCAACTGGAGTCACCGTCAGTGCATTTAAACTGCTATCCGTAAACGTGGTCGATCCATTCGTTCCATCCATGCTCAACATCAGCGAAACGGCTGAATAGTAAGGGTCGCCACCATCTATGACGATACCTCCACCACCACCACCACCGACAGACTTTTTGCTATTGCGTATAATATTTGCAAGCATCAGAAGTTTTGACCTCCAATGTAACCTTGCCAAGTCGTTCCACCATCAGAGGTAAAGAATGCGAACGAATCCACCTTACCTATCGCAGATGTGATTGTTGGAGGAGTTCCGCCAGCCCACTTAATCGACGAAGGCCAAGTGACTGAACGTGCTGTTCCGTCTGCAGTGAATATCAGCGTGAATGACGCACCGGAACCGCTTGCAGGAACATTCGTGATGGCTATGGTGGTGATGGCAGCATTTAAACTGACCGTAAATATATTGGACGTTTCGAGATTAAGCGTGAGCGTGCCGGATGAGATCGTTGGGCTGGAGACAGATTCGCTGTAATCCCTGATCTTGGCTCGGATCAGCTCGTTATCCTGTAGGTTCTGAGTACCTGTAAAGCTGTTTGCACCAGCAGTGATGTAGCCGGACGGGTTGCTTGTGCTGTAGCCGTCTGTGATGCCATAGCCTGACAGCGTTGTTGGCTTGCCAGTGATGTTCGCAAACGTCAGGCAGGATGTCGTGGCATAGTTGCCCAGCGGTTGATAAGTTGTGGATGCGTTGGCCGTGGTCAAATACACCGTCAGGTTTGGCGCACCTGTAATATTCGCATACGTGAAATTCGCCGATGGGAGCTTGGCGTCCAGTGCTGTTTGTAAGCCAGTGACGTTCGCGATGCTGTGCGTATGTCCCAAGACTGCGTAGGTTGCGTTGGCACTGGAAATGGTCAGGTATGGAGTCAGATTGGCCGAGGTCAGACCGTCAGTGATGCCATAGCCAGCGAGCGTTGTGGGCGTGCCTGTAAGGTTGGCAAACGTCAAGTTTGCGGATGTCAGGTAAGCCCCGATAGCCTGATAACGAGTGTCCGCATAACCTTGGGTCAGGATCGAGTCGGACGTGTAGACTGGCGAAATATTAAGATAAAACAGTTCGGCTTTATTTCGTGAAGCCCTGATCTCTGTGCCAGTTCTTACGCCTGAAATGACAGCGTCAGTTGTGTGTTGGAAAGAAGTGTAACTACCTGGGCTTCCTGTAAACCCGTTCAAACTTGGCCTGTTATCAAAGACCAATCCGTTGGTCATGTTATAAGCAATGCTTGAAACCGAGTAAGTATATTGGAATCCAATTGTAGACTTTAAAGCAACCTGCTCAAAACTGATCCCTCTGTCAAATCCAGAGTTAGGCCCGAATACAAGCTGATAATCTTGGCTGTTATCCCCTGTGCCACCAAGGTTGCCTCGGAGCCGAAAATATCCACCCTGAGCATTGCCAGAGATGATGCCACCGCCAAGACTTAGAACGCTTTGGGATGTTGCGTTACTTGCTATTATGGAGGCAAAGCCTGGTGCCGATACTACTGTAGAAAACCCTTGGGTGTTTGACGACACTAAAGAAAGGTTAAGCCCATCAGTTTCAACGCTGGTAGCAGACTGCAATGTTCCGTTCGAGTTGTAAAGGTAGCTTCCGATTGCATAATTGTCAGGGTCGTAGTAAGTCCCCGTACCTGTTTCCTTCTCCCCTCGCAAGCCAATATAATATCTCTTCAGACCGTCAGTAACATACTCGCCTCTGATATAGTAGCTGGCATAGGGGTTTAAAGGGATATTCGTGTCAGTCAAGCCGTAAGTCGTGTTCGCAAGTTTTGGCTGGAACGTATCGGCTACCGACAGCACTCCGTTGCCCGTGATCGACAGATTATCCCCAACGATGATGCCACCGAGCGTGGCGTTTGTGGCTGGAACCAGCGTTGCGCTGACGCTCCCAGATTTAGCAATGGTCAGGCTGTTTCCGGAGTTCTTGCGGATGACAATCGAGTTGCTCATTCGGTCACACTCGGCAGGATTGCAAGCCCGCCCCTTATTTCATAGTCCACAGCGCCAGTATTGGAGATGAGTTTAAGGTCATACACGTAATCGCCAGCCGTGATGTTGGCCGTCTGCGATGCTGGCATGACCACAGACACAGTCCCATTGATGGCCGATGTGATCGAGATCCCGCCAGATGGCGATGTCAGGTTGGCGACCGTCGTGCCGTTGTTGCTTGTGTAGTCGGTTTTGATCTTCATCCTCAGAGAACATCCGGTCAGGTTCGTGGCCGTCCCGTTTGCCTCTTGAAACGTCAAGTACAAGGCCCAGTCGGCACCCTGTTCAATGTCGTTGATTGTGTATAGACCTGCGCTCATTTGGAGAGTTCCATCAGCAGTTTCAGTCGAGCCGCTTCCACCACTCCCGCTGGGACTGACTTCTTGTCCTGGTCTTCAGTCTGCTCCTCTTCAGGAGTTTCCATCTGCTCGTGCTCCGGTGTCTCTTCAGACTCGTCTTCCACCATCTGGGACTGACTGACCAGCCCGACCAGGTTGGTGATTTCTTCGGTTACGCTGGACAAGACTTCAAGCATGGCCCGCAGCTTCATTTCGTTCTTGCTGCTCAGAACCCGACCAGCCTTGAGATCAGCACCCACCATCTGGCGAGCCGATTGGAGTGCTCGCTGGACAAAGTTTTTGAATGCGGGTGGGCATGACTCCCAGCTTTTGAAAGCCATGATGCGGGCGTTATCGTTCGCGGGAATCGTCACAGGTGAAACCTCCAGAAGTTTGGCCTTCTCAATCAGGCGGATTATCTTGGCAGCTTTGAGCCTTCGCAGGTCGTCCTTGTCAGGCTTGTAACCCGCCTTCTCCCATATCTGTTCCAGCTCGTAAGGGCTGACCATGGAGGTCTGGAGTGGCTCCATGCCCACAGACAGCTTTTTGATCACCCCGTCTCGCATAAGTGTCCGCATCTGTTTAGAGGCGTCCACAGCGCTGAACTGTCCCTTGACGTACAAGCCTTTACGATCTTCGTAGGCTTCCGTGTATTTGCCTAAAGGCTCTGTCCAGTTGTGCATACTCCCGCCGATGAACCCGTCATCAAGGAAGTCTTTCAAGCCGTCTTTGTAACAGCCAGGCATGACGACATCGCCAGCCTTGTCCAGCGTGTAAAACGTGCTGGCGTAGCCTTCAAAGCCGCCTGAGCTGGATTTCACTGTAATGTCTGTCATCTTAAGCATGTTGCAACCCTGTAAGTAATAACTGGTCAAATCAGTGTAACATCAGTCTTGCGTAGTGTCATCCCATTTCTCAGGTTGATCCACATCCAGCACGCCCGCCACGGCACAACGGCAACCAGGGTGCAGGGGAGGACATTGCACAGTCGCGTAATATTCGACTTTGCTCTGGCCTGTCGCAAACGGTGATCCCTTCTTGACCAACCGTGGCCGACCATCCACCAGGCCGATCCGCTTGCACTCATCACAGGCATCATCCGACAGGATCCACTCGTATCCTGTGACCACTTCCATATCTGCGGTGCCTGCGAGATACCCATAGTTGTGTGCTCTGGCCGACTCCGTCACAGCGATCCGGCGAGCCTTGCTTCTGGCAGTCTCGGCAAAGAACTTGGAGAGTCGTTCGGTCTTCGATGCCAAAGTCTCGCCAGCCTTCTGGCCTTCGAGCAGCTCGGTTCGCATCTGGTCCAGAATCCGTTCGGCCTCGTCTGCTGTGGCCGCCTGCATATCGTTGATTGTGGAGGCCGCCAGCTTGATCTCATGGTTTTTAATCTGGTCGTAGACAGATTGATTGCGGATCTCCCATTGGTCCGCTTCCTTCTGACCGATCTTGATTCTGGCTCGCCTGGCGGATGCGTCAAACATGCCCACGATGTCGATCACGAATCGCCGGATCAGTGGATCTTCCACATCATGGGTGATCTGAACGCGAATCGGTTCCGGCATCCGCTTTTGAATCGGACCCATCGCCATCGAGAACTTAGACTTATAGATGGGCTGTAGTCGCCACCAGAATGACGACAGAACCGCATACATGGAGCGAAAGATACGCTCCTCGTCTTTGGCTGGCACAATCGCTCGCAGCGACGACTTAGTAGGTCGCTTCGGCTTGATTTTGACTTTGGATTTCGCCACCGTTCAGGCCCGCCATAGGTGCAGGAGCAGGAGCAGACTCAGAAACGTAATTATCACCGTCCTCGGTTGGTTCCAGAGCGACGATCCTTCGGCCCTCGTTGCGGGTAATCAGTCCATTCTTGTAGAGCGAAACCGCCCGCTCTGCCTGCGCCTTCTGATCTTCAGCCAATGCCTCAACGTTTGCATAATCCCACTTCAGGCACATCCGGCCTGTGGGGTCATAAAGCGGAAGTAGCACATCTTCCAGCGTCTTGGCAATCAGGTTGTGAAACGGCACCACCGCGTTGATCCACGCAGCTCTCTGAGCCTCACGATAATTGCTGTAGGTTTTGCCGGGATCAGGCAGGCCCAGAAGCATGGGCGATAATCCCATAGCGCTGGTGATCCGTGCGACAGCGTGCATATCCACGTCCTGAAGCAGCATGTCCTTGGGAGTAGTGCCAAGGTTGCTTACTGAGACGGGAGCTGAGAAGACCAGAGGCGAGCCTTGCTGGTCGATCCCAATCGACTCCATGATGGACTGCTTGAGTTGGTCGCGTTGCTTATCCTGAATCTGACTGTCACCCACAGGCGTGACCACGATATTCGTCACACCGGTGTTTTTGAGGATAGCGCCTGTGTAGCCCGCCAGCATGTTGACCAGGGCGATCTCTCGACAGCAGGCCATCAACGGTGTATAGCCAAGCCGGTCGTTCCATGAGTCGATGCCGCGTTTGAATACGATCACTTGGTCAGGGGTGAACGTCTCGACTCGACCTGTTCCGGCAGGAATGTATTTCCACTGGGTCATCCACTTAGAGCCGTCTGTGGGGAAGTCGGGAGCCGTCTGGCGAGCATCCAGCCAGTACAGTTCGCCGACACCACCAGAGTTTGTCTGTGCGATGTAGCTGAAAGCGGTTCCAGCACACATCAGGTCGGTGATCCACGACGAGACCAGAGCGTGGCCGGAATAGATCGGGTTTGGCTTTTTCAAAAGGTCGAGGATCGGGTGGCCTTCCAGCTCGACCTCTTCACCAAACTTTGTCGTCATGTACAGACGCATGGGTACTGACGTGACGTTGCGAATGATCCAGTCGAGGCCCAAGGCCACAACCGGATTCTGACGGAAGTCGCCCGCCTCACTGAGCCAGTCGAACCGTGCCGACGGTATTTGTCTGGCTCGCTGAGGGTAGATGGATCCGCCGCCACCACGGCCAGAAAACAGAGTTTTCACGCCCGTGGCCAAGCTGCCCATCATCGTTTGGAAGTAGTTCTGCATGGCGTAATAACCCTAAGCGTGTGTAATAAGTTAGACCCAATGTACCACACAAAAACTCAAAGCGAAACACCCACTTTTCTGAACAGGTAATTGAAGGCCAACGACAGTGCATCCACCTGGTCATCGGTCTGGCCATCCTCCCCATTGAAGTCGGCAATCTCGTCAAGGAATGATGTGATCCAGTTCCCTTTGACCAGCACCATGCCCCCTCTGGCCGCTTCCTTGGCCGATGGCATAGCGCGAGAATACTTCCCGCCCGTATGTGACTCCTCGACCACATGATATTCCGCAAGTGCCAGTCGGGTGTATTGATTGATTCGTTTCCCTGCTGAACCTGGTTCACGCTCTAAAAGAACCGTCACGTCCTGACCATCGGTCTCGGCTGTCTGTCTCTGGATGGTGTCCAGCTCGTCTGGTCCCCACTGGCCACGAATCACGCTGTCTATGTAATACTTCTGCTCAATCTTGTGCATCCTCAAACCCACAGAGTGGTCACCACCTCCACTGGTCGCTGCGGTGTCCCAAGCCCTTACGGACAATCCTTCACCCTTGGGAAGCTCCTCGATAGACGGGAACCAGTGTCGTTTGTAGAGAGTGCCACCTGGCTCGACAAACTCACCCAAGAGTTCCTGTCGTTGCCAATCTGCGGAACCGACAGTGGAGACACTCGAAACGAAGTCTTCAGGGTTGAAGTAGTTGCTGGCCGATGTGGCTGTGGTCACAGAGACATGAGCCTTCTTGACAAGATCGTATAGCCAGTGCCGTGTTCCTCGTGGGGTGCTGGTCATCCATGCCTGGCCGGGAGACTGCCTCAATCGTCCGATGGCAATCAACCATGTCTCTTCGCTCATCATGGCCGACTCGTCGAGCCAGATCCACCCAAGATTCGGACCTCTGAGCCGGTCGGGATTGTCTGCGGACCTCCAGTAAATCGTTCGGTTGCCTTTTAAGGTCATCTCGTAATCAGACTTGTTGAACGACTGAATCAGTCCGGCAGGTCTGGCGATCTCCAGAAACGCTCTTAGAGATGCCGTTCTGAGCATGGGGAAGGTTGGAGCCAGCACCATGCCTGAGCTGTTCTCAGGCATCTGTAAGCACTTGATCGCACCTGCAAAGGTCTTTCCACTTCCGATGCCACCGATGAAGCCAGTGAACTTGCTTTGATCGGCCCAGAACTCTGCCTGCGGATCAGTGCACTTCGTGAGGTCAAACATCTGTGATATCAGACTCGATGGACTTTGGCTTAGGCTGCGGAACTCTCACTAAAATGCCCGTATCTTCTGTGGCCTTTGGAGGTTCAGAGATCACAAGACGGCGCGAGTATCGCTTGGGGAACTTCCGTTCCAGCAACCAGGCTGAGGCTTTCCAATCGTCGGTCGCCATCGTCTGAATGTTGCGAACATGCCTTAATTCGAACTCAGATGTAGCCTTTTTTAGCATGATACGTAGTGACGGATCTGCTCGCATCCAGTCACGAAATGTGCTATGTGCTACACCAGCCGCACAACACGCAACCGCCATTGGTCCACCATTGGAAATGTTGTCCAAGATAATGGGAATCAGTGTTTCGCGGTCTTTGGCTCGCGCCATCTCTTAAGCCTCTGGTAAGTAATAACCACACTCATTTTAACAAACCCGCTGTGATTGCAACGGGTTTCTCTTCAAACAGATTCTCAGAACTTCGTTTGCTTCCATTCGGCCAACTGTGGCTCCTGCCTTGCAAGCCACGGGAGAGCCGCGATGAACTTGTCTACCGTCTTGACTGACGGGCTGGTGATGCGAAACCATCCCAGATCGTCGTTCCTCATAAACAGGATCTCAATCCTCTGAGCGATGTCGTCCCACTTCGGCACGAACCGTGTGTATCCCAGATCTTGAAACAGCAAGTCAGAGAGGACAGTAGAAACCTGTTCGGCCTGTTTCTGACTGATCTTGCCCTTACTGATCACTTCTGAAAAGTCGATATGCTGATTCACTCATTCTCCTTGTCTTGAGACTCGACCAGGGCGATATACGCCTCGTACATTTCGACACCCTTTAACCCCGAATAATCAAACTGGGCTGCCATTTCGCGGAACGCCTTGTCTACGACCTGCAAACGATTCCACAGGCTCAAAGCAACCGCCTTGCCTTCGCTGTCTGTGAGTGCAGCAATATCATCAAGATTGATCATCATAGTTTTCCCTGTCAAAAATGCCTTCGTATGGTGATACTCGTGAGCTTTCGACAACCTCTTCAATCGCTTCGGTGATATGCTGGATACAGGCTGCTTTGGCTTGCTTTAGACAGTCAAATTCGCCAGCCCAAGAGCCTTCGTTCAACTCATCCCAAGAAAGTTCTTCCGGCGGTCTGTCTTTCAGACTTCCAGTGCTTGCAAAATAGTTAG